TGCACGCGGCTTGCGAGATTGCTCGGGCTGTTGACCCACTCCTCGGTGGGGAAGTTGATCGCCTTGGCGACGGCCTTGCAGTTCGCGCCGGTGTACGGCAGGTTCAGGTTCACGAGGGTGCGGGCGATGGTGTCGAGTGGGTTCTGCATGTTGTGCTCCTTGCTACACACACAGTGTAGCGCATTGGTTTGGGCGTAGCAAGGAGACGATCGCCTAAACGATCGGGACCACCTCAGCCTCCCAGAACCACGCGCCCCGCTTGACGGCTCGGCCCCCGATCACTCGGCCCACGACCGCCCCGCCGATGCGGAGTTGCTGCCCATCGTCCCAGCGATAGCGCACCCGGTGCACCGTCTCGCCGTTGACGTGGGGGACATGCAGATAGACGTAGGGGCGGTCCTTGGTGTCAAAACCGGAGTCGAGGCACGCGGCTTCAAAGTCCAGCAACAGCCACTCCGCAGGATCGCTCCTACGCCCGTCCACCGTGCTGTTGTCCGGGCCCAGGAGCATAGTCAGGCGGATCATGCCGCGACCTTGGCGGCGATGACCTCCACCTCTGCGGGGGTGTAGGGGCTGGAGAGCCCGACCTGCTCGGCGGCTGCTGCGAAGATCAGGCGGGTCATGTTCGCGGCGCTCTCGTTGTCGAATCCGAAGCGGCGAACCAGGTTCTCTCGGCACTCCACCATGGCCTCGATCTGAGGGCGGCCGATGCGCAGGCACTCGGCGGCGGTGGCGATGAACTCGGTTGCGATGTTGGCGGCTGCGTTGGTCATGTCGTTCGTCCTTGCTACATAGACAGTATAGCGAGCGCTAAACTGGCACGCAAGCAAACGATCGCCCCACGATCCCTCGGGGGCTATGCTGCACCCCGGAGGTGCCGCCGTGGCCGAGAGTACGACGATCCGCGAGTTGCTGGTGTCCCTGGGCGTTGTGGCCGACACCGACGAGGTGCACGACTTCGACAAGGCCCTGGCCGGCGCCAAGAAAGGCATGGGTGAGGCGGCGAAGGTCGCCAAGTTTCTGGCCGCGGCGATCGCTGCGGCGGCGACAACGATCGGCGCCGCTGTTGTGACCACGGCGAACTTCGGCGACGAGAACGCCAAGGCGGCCCGGCGAGTCGGCGAGACAGCCGAGGGGATGCAGGAGCTTGCCCACGCAGCGGAACTCTCGGGGGCGAACATGGCCGCCGTAGAGACGGGCATCAACCGCATGTCGCGGGTCATCAGCGACGCAGAGATGGGGCTCAAGTCGGGCACCGATGCACTCGACAGCCTGGGGCTTTCCCTGGAGGACCTGCGAGGCGCCGACGGGAAGATCAAGCGGCCTACCGAACTGCTCGACGTGTTCGCCGATTCGTTGTTGCAGGTCGAGGCCGGCGCGATGCGCTCAGCGGCAGCTCAGCGCGTTTTCGGGCGCGGGGGCTCCCAACTGCTCCCGATGCTTGACCAGGGCAGCGAGGCGATGCGAGCGATGCGGCAGGAAGCGCGGGATCTCGGCTACGTGATGAGCAACGAGGCGGCGGCGGCTTCCGAAGAGTTCGTGGACCGGCTGGGCGACGTAAAGAAGATCGCCGTGGGCCTTCGGAACACTCTGGGCATGTCCATGATGCCGACCCTGACCGAGTTCCTGGTGCAGATGCGCGACTGGTTCAAGAGCAACCGGATGCTGATCAAGCAGCGGGTGGAGGCGTGGGGTACGCGCGTGGCCAAGGGGATGCAGCGGCTCCGCAAGGTGATCGGCGAGGTCGACACGGTCGTCAAGCGGCTTGTGGGCTCGTGGGGGCCCATCATCCAGGCGGCGCTCGCAGCGGCCTCGTTGGCGGCCTTCATCGCAAGCTTCGTCAAACTGCGGGGGATCGTCGTCGCCATCGGGCAAGCCCTCGTGCCCGTGCTCGGGTTCATCGGCACGTTCACTGCGCCCCAGATCCTTGCAGCCGTCGCCGCGTTGGCGGCAGCCTTCGGCCTGCTCTACCTGGTGATCGACGATGTGCGCGTGTTCCTGAACGGGGGCGAGAGCGCCCTGGGCGCCTTCATCGACCGGATGGAGGGCGGATCGGCGGTGCTCGATCGCCTGCGCAAGCTCGGGGCGGCCTTCCTCGACTTCCTGGTGGCGCTCAAGCCTTTGGGCTCGGCGGCGTTCGCTGTCTTGCAGGCAGGGCTCCAGATCGCGTTCAGCCTCATGGCGGCCCTGGCCGGGCAGGCTGCGCCTGACGTGGTGCTGTCCCTTGACGCCTTGATCGCCGGGCTCCAAGCCGTGACCGGCTGGCTGGAGTCCATGAACGACCGGATCGACACGACGATCGGGAAGATCAACCAACTGTCAGCACGGGTCCAGGGGCTGATCTCCAGCGATGCGTTCCAGACCTTTCTCGGCGTCATGCAGGGAGCAGGTGCTGCGGCCCTCGGCCTGAGCGGTGTCGGCGGGCTGCTCGGGGGCGGCGGGCAAGAGGCCCCGGCGGGCGTGCGCGGGATGCTCTCCGACAACATGGCTCGGGGCAGCGTCTCCTCGGTGTCTGTCGGCGGGGACACCTTCAACGTCACCGGGGGCAGCGCCAGCGCCGCCGAGTTGCAGGACATGCAGCGGCGGCAGCGCGAGGCCAAGGTGCGACGCCTCCAGAATGCGGTTGTCGGTGGGCCCGTCTAAGGGCGTGCACCACTCCCGCGGCACGGGCTCGACGTTGCCGTCCTCGTCTTGAACGTCGAGCAGGTCGCCGTTCTCAAACAGCACGAGGGCCCGATAGGTCGCCCCCTCCGGCCTGTACCAGCCGGGGGTGCGAAGCGTCACCAGGACCTCGTCGCCAGAGCAACTCATCGCAGCATGTGAGCGATCGCAGGGAATGCCGCGACCGCGTTTTCGGTGGTATCTACTGCGTTCATGTCGTCGTACTGCTCGATCCAGCCGCGTCGCGCCAGCGTCTTGTCTTCGGGCTTCGGCGCCAGCGGGCCTCGGGCCATCAGGTCGCGCAAGCGCTCCCCCTCGGCTGCTGTGAAGGCTTCGCGCTGGGTGGCCAGGTCACGCTTTGTGCGCTTGGTGAAGTAGAGATCGGCGGTGGTGATGTTGGCTGCGTTGGTCATGTTGTGCTCCTTGCTACACAGTCAGTATAGCGGGGCGTTGTTTGGGGCGCAAGGAAACGATCGCCGAGACGATCGGGGTGGGCTACCCTTTGGCCATGGCTTCCCTGATCCGACAGTCCGACGGCTCCGTGCTCACGCTCGACGGTGTGCTGGCCGTGGTGCATCGCCCGTCCCTCCAGGTCACCGAGCACCCGATCGAGGACGGGACCAGCATCAGCGACGCGGTGATCGAGCGGCCTCTGCAAATCAGCGCCGACTTGCTGGTGAGCGGCAGCCCCCTGGACCCGACGGGCACGGCCTCCTCGGGCGCAACCCGAATGCAGGAGGCGCGGGCCTGGCTCGACAACAGCCGGGGCGAGGCCCTGACCTTCCTCTCTGACCGCTTCGGCGACTTCACCGATCTGGCCCTGGTGGACTACGCCCACGAGGAGACGCAGATCGAGAAAGTCGTGTTCGGCTGTACGCTCCAGGCGGTGATCACGGTCCAGGCCAGCAGCATCGAGGTGCCCGAGGCGATCGCGGCCTCGCCTGGGCTGGCAAGCGCGACCGACAGCGGCACGGCCAGCGCCACCGAAGACGAGCAAGCCAGTGCGACGGCCGCAGCCGCTGAGCGCAGTGCGCTCTCCAGCCTGTTGGGGGTCTGATGCCCGTTGTCCTGCCGTTCAGCCACGAAAAGCCGGCCGATCTCAAGGTCGTGCAGCTTGGGACCACCCGCTACGGCGTGCGCCTGACCTGGCGCGAGCGGCCCGCGTCCTGGTATCTGGATCTCGAAACCGCCGAGGGCGTGGCGGTTGTCTCAGGGCTGCGCGTCGTGCCGGGTGCGAGCCCCGCTCTACGGTTGGGCCCTTGGCGCGCTCAGGGCCCCGGTGGGGCGCTCTACGTGCGCGGGCCGGACCCATACGTGCGCGAAGACCTGGGCGGCGCCCTGCGGCTTGTCTGGTACGGCCCCGACGAGTTGCCCAAGGCGGCCGCCAGCGACCTGATCGTGGTGGTCTGATGACGCAGCCTCGCCGCGCCTGCACGCTTGAGTTTGGCCCCGCAGGCAAGGCCGGCCGCTCAGTCTCGGGGCTGCGCACGGTGTTCCAAGTCGAGCACACGCGGGCGAGCACCCCGAGCAAGGCCACGATCGAGGTGTTCAACCTGAACCCCGACAGCGTCGGCCTGCTGCACGATCCCGATGCCACCCTGCGCCTCCTGGCCGGGTACGACGGCAATCCCTTGCAGGTCTTCACCGGAGAGCCGATCAAGGTCGAGACGCGCCGACAGGGGCCTGACCGGGTCACGCGGATCGAGGCCGAGGACGGGGGCAAGACCTGGCGAACGGCTCGGGTTGAGGTGGTCAGCAGCACGGCGATCACGCTCCAGACGGTGCTCGATCGCGCTTTGGGCGCCGCGGGCCTCGCCGCCAGCATCGGGGCAGGGGTGGATCTCGGCGCCGAACTCACCCAGGGGATCACCTACGCGGGGCCCCTGCGCGACCTGCTCGACACCCTCACGGACAGCGCAGGCGCCGACTGGAGCCTGCGAGACGGCGTGATCGTCCTCTCGCCCCGAGGGGGAGCCGCAACGCGCTCCAGCGTGCTCCTGAGCCCGAGCACGGGCATGATCAACACGCCGGCCCGGACAGACGACGGCGTGGAAGTGACCGCACTGATCGCCCCCCAGCTACGGCCGCGGGATCTGTTCACCGTCGAGAGCGAGATCGTGCGGGGCACCTACGTGGCCGACCAGGTCGTGTTCGCCGGCGACACCCACGCGACGCCCTGGTATGTGACCGTCACGGGCAAGCCCTACACCTGAGCACGGGCAGTCGGCCACGGCGATGCTCTCGCTCCCGAGTTGAACCACCCACGCTGAGCCAGCCTCAACAGCAAAGCCGCCCAGCCCGTCGGGTTGCGCCTGCGCCAGTCGACGTGCGCGCCGTTCGCGCGCCATACCCCGAAGAACGGTGAGCGCCTGCGCAGACATTACCCAGCGCGGCCTCATCGCTTGCCCGTGGCGTACTGAGCGGACTCGATGATCTCCACCGTCTTGGACAGTTCATCAATAAGCGCATCGGCCTCGTCTTTGATGCGCCGCAGATCGCTCTTGACCTCGTCGAACAACTCCCGGCCGTCTTCGCAGAGGTCTCCACCGTAGTCGTCGAGTGCCATCTGGCACTGCGGGCACGCACCCTCGTGGGCCTGCATTCGCTCGGCGGCTACCTTGAGGGACTGCTGTAAGGCAGCCAATGCTCGGCTTGGGGTCATCGCCCCACCTCGGTGCAGTAGTCGCACACGGCGGTGTGGATCGTGTCCTCGTGCTCCTCGGCGATCTTGGGCAGCAGCGCGGCCAGGGCCATCACCTTGAACCAGTGATCATCGGCCCCGCCGGTGACAGCGCTTGAGCGCCACTCCGGATCGTCTCCGGGGCACTCCCGCCCGCCCTTGGTGGGCCAGCGGGTGATCTCGATCTCCAGGGTCAGCGTGTCGCCCTTGTGCTCGATCTCAACCTCGGTTGTGTCCAGTACGGTCTTGCTCATGCTCGGCTCCTTGCCCCAAAGCCCCCCGGCCCCGCTTGATAGCAAGGGGCGAGGGCCGGGGTGCTGGGGTTCAGTTGGCGACCCACCGGGCAGCGGCGCGGGCCGCTCCCTTGGGGGTCTTGTAGCCCTTGGAGGGCTTGCTGTGGGCGCAGACAAACGAGCCGTCACGCTCGACGCGGCCGAAGATCACTTCGCCGTTCTCGAACACGTCGGCGGCCTTGTCGCCCTCGGTGTCGGTGATGCGCGCCCGCAGGACGTAGCCGCTGCGGAGGTTGAAAGGGCCGGGGCTTGTGATGGCGTCGGTGTTGGGCATGTTCTCTCCTTGCTACACAAACAGTATAGCGAGTGCCCCCACGAGGGTCAAGCAGACGATCGCCTACACGATCCCCCCGCGCTACCCTGACCCCGAGGAGGCCCTGTGTCATTCGATGAACTCGACGCCCTGCAACGCCTGGCCCGCGCCGAGGTCGCGCGTGTGCGAACCTGCATCCCCGGCGTGGTGACCGCCTACGACTCGGCTACCCAGCGCGCCGACGTGCGGCCAGCCATCCGGCACGCCTACCGCGACGCCGACGGGTCGGTGGCCCAGGAGCAGCACCCGATCATTCCCGGCTGCCCCGTGCTGTTCCCGGCGTCCTCCTCGGGCGGCTTCTCGATCGCGTGGCCGTTGAGCCCCGGCGACGAGGTGCTGGTGCTGGTAGCTGAGCGCTCGATCGACGAATGGCAGGCCGAGGGCAACACCGACACGGTGCCCCAGGACCTGCGGCGGTTCGCCCTCTCGGATGCGATGGTGCTCCCGGTGAGCACGCGGGGGGCCGCCGACACGGCCAGTGGGGCGATCGTGGTCCAAGGCTCCGAGGTGCGCCTGGGCAGTAGCAGCGCCTCGCAGGCCGTAGCTCTTGGGCCCGTGGTTGATGCGCAGTTGACCAGCCTGGAGGCCGCACTGACCGCCTGGGTGCCGGTGCCCGGTGACGGCGGC